CAGCAGTTGGGCGCGGTCTTGGGCCATGTCTCAAATCTTGTTCAGTTGTGTTTCAATCGCTCGGGTGAGGACGGGAAGTTGGCCTCGCACCGTGCCTTCCAGATCGAAACGGCGTTTCAGGGTCACGGTCGGCACCAGTACGGCGATGGGGATTTCCTGTCCGCGCTTCACGCTTTTTGCGCCGGTACGTGCTCGTTCTGCACGCTTGAAGCGCGTTAGAGATGAGGCGTTCTCGCGGAGGTTCTCTGCCATCAGGATGGCGCGGCCGTTCTTCTGGATGAAGTACGCATTGCCGGAGCGAATCAGCGCATCGATGACGCGCTTGAAGGCGCGGCGACCGATGCGACGGCCTTCCTCGGTGAGCGGGATCAGCATGCGTCCCCCAATCGTGCCGCCACGGACATGGATGCCGAGCCACGGAATCTTCGAGCCGATCAGGAGCGCCGGCAGTTTGTCCGGGTTGCGGTCATAGACCTTGGCGCGCAGGGACTTCACGAAGGCGGTTTTTTTCACCGTGAAACCGGCCTGCATTTTTACGCGCACGGACTCGACGACCTCCTTACCTCCCTCGCGCATGCCGGCGGCGACGGCTTTGTGGATAGCAGCTTGCTTTTGCCGCGTCCAGGCATCGAGCTGGGATTTGTCGAGCAGGCCGGCGGTGGTGAGGGAGATTTTAAGCATCGAGGCCTTTCAGCACCTTCTTGATGGCGTCACTGCCGCCTTGCGAGCCAACGCTCACGACCGTCAGCAGATTTGCCAGCCGCCGCGATTCCTGTCGATCGATGGCGGCAATGAAGGCATCGGTCTGCGCCAGGGTGTAATTCAGGATGCTGGTGTAGGCGTGCCCGGCACCGATCAGGCGCTGGAGCGCATCGGCCCAGGCATCCGTGCTCCGATGCGCGCCGCCGACTCGATCATCGTCGGCCACACGCGCCGGATAAAAAAATCGGCGTTCACCTCGAATACCGCCTCACTCAAACGCACGGCATCGTCGAGTTCCAGGCCCGTCACCCATTCGTTTGGGCGGCGACTGGCGATGGCGACAGCTTCGATCACCGCCTCTCCGTGTTCGGCCAGGAGCGCCAACCAGTCGTTTGATGCCGACAGACTGGCCGCTACCGGCTGTACGGCGCGAGCGAAAGCCGGGACTTCACCGACCTTGAGGGGCGTGAGTTCCAGACTCTCGCCGCCGATGACGATGGAGGTCGGCACCGGCGGCAATGCCGCGAATGTGTTGCCCGTCATCACAGCAGCACGATGCGGCCAAACTGGCCGAATTGGCTTGCGGCTGGCTTGGTGAGGTCAGCCAGCACCTGACCGGAGAGCTCGAACTTCATCAGCTCGTTGCTGATTACTGACAAGTCCTTCGCCGGATTGATTGCTACCCGGTAGAGGTCGATCACGACTTCCTTGTTGGCATCTGCCGTGTTCAGGCCCTCGAAGCGCACCCAGCGCTCTGGCAAAGGCTGCGTGAACATCGCCGTGACGTTGGCCGCGCCATAGCTGTAGCTTGCCGTGATTGCGCCGGTGACCCCGGTGAGATCGGTAAACATGATCGAACCGTGCTTGGCGTTGACCGTGTATTGGGTATCCGCCACCGTCGTTGCTCCTGCCTTCAGAACCACACTGGAGACGTTTTGATTGCCCAGCAGATACAGCTTTCCGAGTTCCGCCGTACTGATCACCGGCTCATCGGTCACCGTACCGGTGGTCACCGCCGTGGTGGAACCGTAGAGGGCGAGTTCCAGATTCGACTGGATCAGTTCTTCCAGCGTGCAGGCGAACTCGCCCTTTTTGGTCTTGATGAGTTGCAGGTCAGTCAGCCGCTGGCCGGATTGGGATTCCTGATGCTCCAGCGTTTCCACAGATAGCGACACCTTGAGGTCGGGGACGTTGCCGACGAAAGTGAGGCCTTGCGGGTTGCCGTTGATGTCGCGTGCGCCGATGAAGACGCGTCCTTGTCCAGAGAAATAGCTCATGAGGTGTTACTCCTTGGTTGAGGTGAGAGGAGATGTTTGGTTTGCTTCGTTGTGGCGGGATCGCCTGGGTTCTGCGGACGCGACCGCTTGGCCGACGCCGTGCTCGATGAGCCAATTCGCCGTGCTGTCATCGACATCGATGACAGTGCCAGCACCGTGCTCGACACCGGCATGGGTGTGGATCTTGTGAAGTTCGACTTGCGGCATGTGGTTATCCTTTCTGGGTGAGGTCGTGAGCCAGCGTGCGGTAGGTGATGCGGTAGCGGGCAGGTAGTGCAGCCGCATCCATGTCGGCGTCGTCCTGCTGCCACTCGCAGTCGATTTCTTCCGTGCCGAGCGCGAGGCCGTTCAAGGTCACATCGTCCATCAGCGCGGCGTGCACTGTGGTCATGAGCCGGTCTGCAATGGGCTCGGGTAGCTCCGTGGCTGTGCCCATTGCCAGCGCCACGATCCGAATCGTCAATTCACGTTCCGCCCGATCGTTGATGCGCCGGACTGACTCGGATTCTGGAAACACCAGCAGCGCCGGTAGATGCGCCCGGTCGGCTGGAGTAGTGGGCTGCCGACGTAGTGTTGCGCCTTCCGCCGTGGCCACCGGCGTTAGCTTGCTGGCGATGGTTTGGATGATCTGTTCACGGAGACTGAACATGGTCATAGCCGCGAGAGGTTCGCCATCGTTTCTGACCCGTCGCGCACTTGCCGCACCTCGCGCACGCGATAGGTCGTTCCATTGATCTCCAACGTGTCGCCCTGAGCGAGAACCAGTTGCTCGGTTGGATACTCGATCTGGTAATCACGAGACAGTGCCAGCCCGTCAAGCACCGACTCGTCCGGCGCGCGGAACGCCACAGAGACCGTGACTGATCCCACCTTGACGGCGGTCAGTAGCCCGCAGCGCGCAGCCGCAGCGTAGAAGTCTTCGATCGCTACCATCACGACATCGTCAGCTTCACCAGCACGCCGGGGCGGTGGCACATCGGCAGCGGGTTGGACTGAGTGTGCAGATCCGTGCCTCGCTCGAACTTCCTCGATTCCTGCTTGGCGTAGAGCGGCTGGCCCAAGGTGTTCACCGTTTCGTTGAAGTCCGCCGGCGAAAAGTAGGTGCCGAAGGTGTCCACCGTGCCCACCGGGAAGCAGTGCGCCTCGCCGGCGGCGATGAAGCGACGACTGGTGCCGTTGCCATCGGTCGCCTGACCCCGGTACTCCTCGAAGACGATGCCACCGAAGGTGAAGCCGGAGCGGACGTCGTCGCGCAGGATTGCGCCCTGCTGGAAGTTCTCGTAAGCCTTCTCGACCTTGGGGTGGCCCACGAGTTTCGCGAAGAACTCGGGCGAGCATAGGCAGCGCACGCTGGTCATGAACTCGCCCTGCAGGTTTTCCTCGATGTGGGCCAGCGCGTCGATACACTTCTGGCGCACGTTTGTCGTGTCGGTAGCCAGCACGAAATTGATCGACTTCGGGGTGATGTCGAACTCATCAAAGAGGTCGTAGAGGGTGCTGCCGTCGGCATCGAGGATCACGCCTTTCAGTGCCCCGATGCGCAGGTGCTCGAGCGTGATGGCGTGCTTGTTACGCATCGTTTCCAGATGGCGTGCCAATACCCCAGCGATGGTCTCCATGTCCGTTTCCGAACCGAAGGCGCGGATGCCCTGTACTTCCTCGGGCAGCACGACGTCGTCGTGTGGGATGTGTGGCACGATGAAGGAGCGCATCTTGCGCTTGTCGCGCACGCCAACCGTGCCGGGGCTGCCTACCGGCAACGTCGGCAGCAGGTTCAGCACGCCGTTGCGTTCTTCAATCAGGATCTGGCGGAAGCGGACGGGTTTGGCGGGAAACAGGTTGAGCGACTCCAGCCGACCGTATCGGTTGGGCAGCAGGTTGATGGCGGCCGTGAGGTTCGCCATCGTGAAGGCGGGCGAGGAAAATGGGTTCTGCATGGTCAGACTCCTTTGCGAACGAGAATGCCCAGGGACTTCAACTGGGCGATGGCGGTGGCTTTCTGGGTCGGCGTGATGCCGGCAGGCCAGGTCAGTGCGGTATCACTGACGATGGCGTGGCGGGCGACGAGGATCGCGTCATCCCGGTCGATCAGGGTGGCATCGACATCCAGGGCGAGTACCCCAGCGGCCAGCTCGGTGCCGTCCGTGGCGGTCGGATCGAGCGTCTTCAGTTTGGACGTCGCGGTTTCCGCCCCGACGACAGTGCCGAGCAGAAGGTTCTGGCCGGCGATAACCGTTGCTTGGTCGCGCGAATAGAGATTTGGGGCCTCGTACTTGAGGAGATCACCCAGGTTGAGTCCTTCGGTTATAACGGGCATGGATTAATCCTTTCCAGTGAGTTTCTTGATGGCAGCCAACATGGGATTGGCGGCGTTGGACTGCTTGGTCGGCGCGGCATCGGGGGCGATGGTCGAGGTAATCTCGATGCTCTCTGCCCGCGCCGCGAGAAGTACCCGGCGCACTTGAGATTCGCTCGCCCCCTGGGCGAGGAACTCGGCGGTACGGTGGGGTACGCCAGCCAGCTGACAGAGCTCGGCGATCGCCAGAGCATCGGCTCGCACAGCTTTCACCTCGTCCAGTTCGGACGGCTTCGGCGCAGACGGATCGGGTAGGTCTGGCTCAGGATCGGTATCAGATTTAATTGGATGACGGTCTTCGTGGGTTGCGTTGGATTGCATCTTGGTTATCTCCTTTTGATGGGATGCGGAAATTGCTCGGGTAGACCCTGGCTGGATGACCAAGGGGCTGCGACGGGCGGCGAGGAAATGGCTGAAATCGGTGAGGACGGTATCGAGACTGGCGACCGCGTCGGCAAGACCTGCTCCGACTGCTTCGTCCCCGAAATAAAGCCTCGCCTGGGTAGCGCGAACAGCTTCCGGGGTGATCTTGCGCATCGAGGCGACGTGATCAGCGAACATCCCGTAGAGTCGATCGACCTCGGCCTGCAGGCGGGCGCCAGCTTCCTGGTCAAGGGGTTCGTGGGGCGAGAAGTCGTTTTTGTGGTTGCCGGCTGTGATCGCTGTGTAGCGGTAGCCCTGCTGGGTATCGCGGACTGACTGGTCGACGTGCATGGCGATCACGCCGATGGAGCCGACCCCGCCGGTGCGGGTGATCGCGAGGCGCGAGGCTGCACAGGCGATGGCATAGGCGGCCGAGAAGGCTGAGTCCGAAGCGATCGCCCAGACCGGTTTCACGGCGTCCGCTGCACGGATGCGCTCGCCCAACTCGAATACGCCGCCTGCCTCGCCGCCTGGGGAATCGACTTCCAGCAGAATTCCATCAATGCCAGGATCGGCAATAGCCGCATCCATCATTGCGGCAATGTCGCCGTATGACGCGAGACCAGAGGCGGCTTCCAGACCCACGGTGCGACGCACCAGTGTCCCGTAGACCGGGATCATGGCGATGCCTGGCGGTGCCTCAGCACGTGGCCGTGGTGCCAGCACCGGCAGCGCAGCGGATGGCTCCGGCCAGCCAATCCGTTCGCCGAGTACCGAGAGGATTACGTCGAGCTTGGAACGGGCGATGAGGAGCGGCATCCCGTAGAGGCGGGACGCCATGTGGGGTAGAAGCATGTCAAGGGTTCTCCGAAGGTTGAATCGGTGTGGCTGGCGTAGTTGGAGCCGTCTTGTCGTTACGTGGATCGCTATCGAACACCAGTCCCAGGCCATCGGCGCGTGCGTTGTCGGCGGCGATCTCACGATCGACGTCCTCGGCGTCGTAGCCGAAGGAGGAGATCGCCTCCGACCGGGAGAGCAATCCTGCCCGGATGGCGGTGAGCATGGCGTCGAACTCCTTCTTCGGATCGACCCATTGCCAGCCTTGGGGAATCCACTTCACGGCGAGGTATTCACGGCGCTTTGTAGTACCACCCCGTGCATAGCCAGGAAGCACCAGCGAGCCTTCCAACACCGCTTGCTCCATCCATGCCTGCCAAATCGGGCGGCACAGCTGATGGACGATTACGCCGTGCTGCAAGGCTTCGACGCGGCGACGGAATTCCAGCAGACCAGCACGGATCGAGGAGTAATTGACCTGGGTGAGATCCCCTGTAAGTTGCTCGTAGGTGACACCCATGGCAGCGGCCACGGCCCGAAACTGCATGCGCAGGAAGTCGGCGTAGGAGGCGCCGACGTCGGCCGGCTGGGAGAATTTCACGTCCTCACCGGGTTCAAGAATTTGCAAGGTGCCAGGTTCCAGCCCGGCCAGGGCCACGCCGTTTCCGTCGGCCAGTCCCTCGCCCATCAGGTTGTCTTCGGGGGCAAGCCGCGTGATGAAGCCGGCGAACATGGCGGCGGTTTTTTTGCGGACAAGTTCGGCGTCGTCGTACTGGTCGAGTTCGTTCAACTTCACCAAGGCACGCGCGAGCCACGGTTCGCCCCGGATCTGGCCGGGACGCAGGGGTCGGAAGAGATGCAGGATTTCACCGGCATCCACTCGCACGGTTTCCATACCACCTGCCCCGGACATTGGGCTCATGGCCCCATCCTCCGGGTGGGAACGGTAGAGGTGATAAGCCACTCTTCGCCCGAGACGATCAAACTCGATGCCAGCGCGAATGAGGTTGCCGTTGTCCGCCGTGGTGTTGAGAGTCACCGGCAGGTGCTCGGGCTCAAGTACTTGCAATTGGATCGCCACCGGCAGGCTATCTTCTGGCCGTCGGTAGCGGATGCGCACCAGCGCTTCGCCTCCTTCCAGCATGGCGCGGCAGGCCATCGCCTGCAGGCCATAGAAATCGGTGAGACCCGCCGCATCGGCGTCCAGCGTCCAGTTGCGCCACAGCGCTTGGATACGCTCGCGGAGGTCGGCGTCAGCCACCATCGACTGCGGCTTGATGCCGGTGCCGATGGCGTTGGCCACGTAGGATTCCAGTGCGGCATTGGCCCATGCGTTCCGCCGCACAAGATCACGGCTCTTGGCACGCAGATCAGTCTGCGTCGCGTAGAGTGCAGCCACCGCGCCGGGATTACTCGGCATCCAGGCGAGCGCCCGACGACCGGAACCTACAGCTTCGTGGATCGGCGAGCCACCGAAGAGTCGGCGGCTCATGCGTTTCAGCCAGTGCATCAGAAGCCCTTCGAGGTGGTGATCCTGATCTGGCGAGGCGTACCTGGCCAGAGACCGCTGGCGACCGCCTGGTTATGGAGATCCCGCTTTACCATTTCGATGGCAGCCTTGAGTTCATCCACCGTGCGGTACTCGACAGTCTTGTCGCCGAAGGTGACGCGCTTCTCACCTTTGGTGAGCGCTGTTTCCAAGGCGATGAGTTGTTCCTGGGTGTGGGCCATCAGCGGAAGACCATGAGATTGAACTCGGTGGTGTCGGCCAGAGAGCCGGTAGCGGTGGCGCAAATCACTTCGACGTAGGCGGATGTTTTGGTATCGGTGGTTGCCCGGATAATCGCCATGCGTTGGGTGTTGCTGTTCGTGTTGCTGCGGGCAAAGGCCAGCCAGCAGTAATTGGTATCGGCAAACGGCGTGGAGAAAGTTACTCGATATCGGCCTGCGGCCAGTCGCGCGACGCCGGCCACGTTGTGGGACGAGCTGATCTGGATGGCGCTACCCACGTAGCCGAAGTTCACCCAGGCACGGGCCAGACCGGGATGGTCGGGGCGAACCAGCCCCTTGATCTCGGTGCCGACCCGGGTGGCCAGCGTCTTGAGCTGGGAAACGAGACTCATGGCTCAGTTCATCCTCAAGCTGCCAGGGCGGTTTCGAAGATGGCGACGAAATCGGTGCTGGTGTCACCGACGTCGGCAGAGGCGACTGCGCCGATGTTGCTACGAGCTTGGGCCTGCTCTAAAGCGGTCAGCGACTGCGCGGCATCGAACCGAACCCGGTTGTTTACGGCAGCCAGGAGTGCGTCGAGACCACTCGCACCGTTGGTCAGCAGTTGCTGGATTTCCACCAGAGTGTCGTAGGCAGCATCGGCCCCACCCAGGATTTCGGTTTTGAGGGCATCGAGTCGCTCGACGATTTTCGAGGACGAATAAGTGGTCGCCGTCGAGATCTGAGCATCGTCAATGACGGCGACCGTGACGATGGCGGCCTTCAACTCGTTGATCGCCGCGACCAGGGTCGACTTGTCGGTGGTCGACAGCGAAGAGAGGTTGCCGATTTTCTGATAAACGGACTTGAACTCGTCGGACAGACGAATGACCAGGCTGTGGATTTGGGTCTGTAAACTCATGCTGCGTTCTCCTTGGGGTGGGTGGATCAACTAAGCCAGCGGCTACGGATCACGCGGCGCGCTGGTTTCTGGGTTTCAGAAACGGCGAGACCACCGCGATGGGTGGCCTCATGGGTTGGTTCGGTATCGATCGGTGGCGAATCTGGCGGGCGGTCAAGACCCAACTGCCGTTCCAATTCACGCCAGTGACGTTCCTCGA